GAGCCTTCAGTTGTACCATCAGCACCATACACACGAATTTGTGACTTGCTTGAGCTTTCCTGTCCAAGAGTCATTGAGGATGCTACGTGAGCCAAGTTTTGACCAGTAATTTTTAAGGCGTTTTGTGAAACAGACACAACACCATCGTGAGCAATCCTCATAGCTTCTGTAATTGCACCAGCACCATTTGTAGTAGTTTCAAATACTATGTCACCATCACTACCAGATGTAACAAATTTTATCTTTCCTCTATTTGCTCCAGCAGACTGCTCACCTATAATAGATGTGGTTGCACCTGTAAGAGTCATATCACCACCAGATATAGTTACATCACCAGAAAAAGTAGCATTTTGACTGGAGTCTATGGTAAGTGCAGTAGAATAAGCACTTCCATTGTAACCTCTAATTACTAAACTTCCGTGACTTGAGCCATTTCTAAGGCTTAAATATGTAGTTGCTCCACTTGTAAGAAGTTCAGATATTTGGTTTGTGCCATCTGAATCTGTAAGATGTAAAGCTGGAGTTGAGTTTGTGATATATATATCTCCAGAAAATACAGCATTCAGACTTGCATCCAGTTTTAATGCTCTTGAGCCATTAGTTGCAAAAGCAACCTCATTATCACCATCTCTGTACATTCCTGTATCAGTATCACTTGAAAAACTAAAAGAAGGTGAACTATTGCTACCATCTGCACCAAGAATATCACCAGAAAAAGTAGCCGATTGATCTGAACCTATGGTAAGTGCCAGAGTATTTGTATTGTCTTGTGAAGTGTAGAAAGCAAGAAAAGAATCCATATTATCTGCACTTGATGTGAAGTAATCAGATTCTTTACCAGCAACAATTTTACCAGCGTTTTTAGTTACATAACTAGAACCGGCATTTGTACTGCCTTGAAAATTAAATTCTATATCTGCTGTCTGCCCTGTTTCACCAGAGCCAGTATCATCATTATTATGTAATGTTAATAGAGTATGGGATGCACTTCCATTATTGCTTCGTATTACATTTGTACCTTCTATAATCTCATCATACGCAAGAGAACCACCACCTTGAACAGTTAAGTCTCCAGATATGGTAACATCACCAGAAATTGTGCCTCCAGATAATGCTACATTAAGACTATTATCAGATGTACTAAATACTGCATTTAAAGTTTCTTTTGTTGTTGAAGAGTTTATTCCTATAGCGTTACCAGAAGAATCGGTAAACACTTTATTCAACACTTCTTGTGTTGTGTATTTTCTTAAGTTATCAGCCATAACTTATCCTATATAATATCCGCCACCACCGCCACAAAGGCATTATTAATCATCTTACTGCGTAAGGAGACATCGGAAACATCATTGAGATAACTCTTTTATTGCTTTCGTTGTCTGCTAATTTACCATAAAATTCTTTCATAAAATATTCTTTTTTATCTATCTCACCTCTTTGTTCCGAAATCATTGCTTTAACATAATCAACTACTGCAAGACTTAACATTTTATTTAAATTAATATGAGAAGATGTAGAAGGAGATGAGTCTTCTTTGGGTATTTGAGTAATTGTTACTCTTTCACCTGCTGATTCAGTAGCATTAAAAGTTCCAGTATTAAAAGTTAATGTATTAACACTCGTAACTGTAGTAATAACATAATCTCCATCGTTACTAGCTGAACCTTTCACTCTTATTTTATCTCCATCTGAAAAAATACCAAAACCACCAGATGAATCTGTCATAGTGTCAGAACTACCACCAGCATCAACGAAACCAATTGTAGTTCCAGAAAGATAAGCATTTGTTGTTTCTAATGATTCAGATACAAAAGGTTCACTAAGTCTTGTATATTCTATTCTTAATCCATTTGCAATATCTTCATCTGGATATACTAGTTCATTATCAAATGCTTGTAATACACCAGTTTGTGTAATTCTATCAGCATTCCTACTACCCATTAACTTGTATAGTAAGAGTTCTCTACCTCTTAAAAAGTAATAATATTCTTTATCTACATATACACTCATGGTGCTTTATCCTCAAGTAAGTAATGAGGTTGAGAAGTTATTCTTTTAATCTTTTTATATTTATCATCACTTGTATCTAAAATACTTACATTATTTATTGCAATAAGGTCCGATGGTATTTGATATACATTATCATCAGCTGCTATTGATTTTATGATGTCTTGCTTATTTACTTCTACTTTCTCTTTTGTATTACTTTGTATTAAATGTATTGCATCTTTTATGTATGCGATAGCAAGGGTTTCTTCTCTCATCCCTGTTCGTTCCATTAATTCTAATACTGTCATTATCTTGCTCCTTGCATTGCCATAGCCGTAGCTAGTGTTTTAGGGTGATTTTCTATATAAGATTTTATTTCAGCTAATGCTAAATTATAATGTTGTTGAGACATTTGACCGTAATGAGTTTTTTCTCCTAATTGAGCTTGTATTGTTTGAATCCTTGCCATCAACATTTCACTATCTTCTTCTGTTCTTATCCAATGCTCTGTTCCTGTTGTAGTTGCGCTATCACTAAAATCTCCTTGATGACTAGAATCCATCATTAACTTTGCAAACTCTTTAAAACAAGCATAGTTAATTACTACATTTCTTAAATCAGAATTATCATCTATTTTTGTATGGTCTATAAAGTAATAGTATCCATCTTCTGAACCAGAAGGTTCTGGAAGTATTTTAATTACACCATTATCATTCCACCAAACTGGATGAGTAGATGTTGCTTTTTTAAGACTACCAGAATCAGCTGCCCATTTAGATTCTGCTATTGATATTTGAGTACATGAATATCCATTCCTTTGGACTTCAGTAATTGTATCAGCATCTACAGAAACTCCTCCTCCTCCTGTAAATGTAGAAGATTGAGTTTGAGCAAACATTAATAAATTTTTAGGAACATTTGCTACTACAAACTTTTGAGCAGATGGTATAAAGTCTACATCCGCTGTAGCTACTCCTGTTATATCTTTTATTTCAGCCGTTATTGCTGCTGTTGCCATATTTTATCCTTATATATAGGGGACCGAAGTCCCCCATATACTTTTTAAGTGGTTATACTGCCTTGACTATTAATACGTTTAAAGTACAAGAACCTAAATTAACAGCTCCTCCAGTATTATTAGCTAAGATAGCTGTAACTGTATCAGCTGCTGTAACTTGAGCATCTAATACTAAGTCTTCAATATCAGCGCTTAAACTTGATAATACAAAATCACCAAGCTCAGCTCCATCTACAGTTAACTCTTTTGCTTCTTCATTACCATCATCTATTGAAGCAGCATCCCAAGTTATTGAACCAGAAAGAACATCGCTGAACTTTTCAAGACTGTTACCATCTTTGTTCTGACCATATAAAGGTATTCCCATTGTTTACCTCCTATTTCCAGACGGCATGTGCTTCGGGCATCCGAAATTCCATACCGGCTTCAGTTTGAATTAAGTCAACTCTACGGTCAACACCACTATTCTCAAGAGTTTGAACTCCAACATATACTGCTGTATCACGATTCAATCCGTTACCAACTAATGGTCGGTAAGCTAAATGACCCATGTTTAAAGCAAGTATCTTAACTGGAGAACCATCTAGGTGAACATTACGAACAAGATTCATTATTCCATAAGGAGTATAAACTTGAGTAACGTCTAATCCATAGACACCCTTACGACCTGCAATACTAAAGTCTGCACGACCTAATAGGTTACTACCTCCATCACTAACTTTCTGTACGTTAGCTGAAAAATAACCACTTAGTTTATGCATCCAATTGTAAGTATCAGTAGAACACATAAATACTGTAGCATTTGCATTATTGTAACGAGGGTCTAAGAATTGAGACATATCATCAAGAAAATCATCTTGTGACTTTGTACCAGTTCCACCAATACCAGAACCATCAAAGATGTTACCATAATTAGTAACAAAACTAATTGCACCTTCTGTATATTGAACGCCATCTACTTCTGCTTGAGAACCAAATAACAACGCTGTTTCGATGTCATACTTATGCTCGATTAACTTTGTTCTCCAAATTCTTGCAAATTCGTTAGGTTCATACTTAAGAACAGTTGCTCTTGTAGTATTATCCATCGCCATTGCAGTTTTAAAGATTTGAGTTAATCCAACAGCACTTGAGTATGGTTGGTCTTTCCAAGACTCTGGGTATCCAGAACCTTGAGAATGTGCATTACCTACAACATAAGAACGTCTACCTTCTAATGAGTTAGCAATGTTCTGGTCATAGACTTCTTCACCACCAGAATCTTGGTCTCCATCACCATCGTTACCGCCTGGAGAAAAGTCATTACTTAGAAAAGAAGCTAATTCATTACCTGCGCTATCAAACTTTACTATTTTACCAGAAAGTTTTACACACTCTTTACTACTATCTTTACTAAGACCATCAAGAACACTATCAACTTTTAGTAGGTGATAACCTGCTATTGCACCACCATTCGCAGTTGCTGAAATTGGAATCTTAACTACTTGACCGGGTAGGAAAAAAGTAGGTCTTGTTCCACTTGCACCAACATTAACTTTAGTAGCTGATTGACCATGAATGCTAGTAATATTACCAGCAGACTTATAATCAGTAGCCATATAAAGTTCAACAGATTGACCTGTTGCTGATACAGCTCCACTTGCATTTGATTGTTTTAGAGTTGCATCTCCAAATGCATCAGAACCGTTATCAACGAATCCCATGACATATGCATATCTCTTATGATACGAATGTCTCTGTTCAGTAAATTTGAACTGAGGGTCATCCGTAGGTCTTTTTGCGACCTGTGATACAAATCTGAAAAAAGGGTCTTGCGCTATTGAAAGTTCAGAAATCCTATCCCCAAAATTGTATCGCCGCCTAAGGTCCCCTGTGTTGGGTATAGATACACTTCCACTATGCCCAGCATCTGGAGACGAATATGTTTCCATTCCGAAAACATCAGCCATAATTGCCTCACTTTTGGTTTACGGCTGACAGTATATTATTTTAAATACTGAAAGCCTTTTCTAATTCACTTCCAGAACCCAAAATAGTATCAAAGACTTTATCATCGGTTGATTGCTCAACTGCCGTACTTCCTTGTGTTGCAAGTGTAGTAGGTTGTTGTTGAACTTCTCTCATCTTGTTATGGATTTCTTGTCGAGCATTATTAGCTATTTGCTCATCTCGATTCTTGCGATTCATTAAAAAGTATATATCCTCTAACTCAAGAGATTTAGATTGTGCATAATCAACAAATTCTTTCCATTGTTCATCTGTCATATTCATCTTTTGTTTGAACTGGGCTTCTCTTGCCAACTTTGCATTTTCATTCTTTTGAGTTTTCAAAGCATTACCTAGTCTACGTTGGACTATTCCGTCTATTGTAGCTCCAAGCACTTTTGCAGAATCAGAATCGGGTTTACCAAAAGCCTCTTCAGCGTCAAATACAAAATCCTCATCTAGATTAAGTTTTTGATTCATCGTTTCGGGAGTCTGGCCTCCACCCTCAAAATAATTTCTCACATGATTAATTAAATTAGGGTCTTCTCGCATAGCATCTAGTATAGGCATATAAGGTTCAAGTTCCTTTAGTTTACCATTTAACCTTTTAGCTTCTCTACTAGAATCGCTATACCTTTTTTGTAAAGTATCCAAATTATTATCTGGAACTTCATTCTGAACTTCTACATTAGGGCTCGACTGCGTGTTACCGCTTTGTACCGAGGTTGTTTGTGAAGGTTCTAATATGCCGCCATTGACTTGATTATCTAAAGACTCAAAAAAGTCTTCACTATTCATACCTATGACTGCATCTTGTACGCTTGTACTTTCGGGGGCCTCTGTGGCGTTACCTACTTGTTCTGACATACTATCTCCTATTTTAAGATTATTTTAATTTAGCAACTATGAAAATAAAAATGCAAGAGCTATGACTGCTCATTCTCTTTTACATTCTTCTTTACAGATTCCATATCTGCCATTAATTGTTCTTTCATTTTTTGAAACTCAACTTTCAACATACCTCTCAGTAGTTTTTGTTGTGCTTCTGTTTCTAGAACATCTTTTCGTATCTCATTATTCGCATCTCCAACTTTCATTTTAATACCTGCTTGTACTAATTGACGTTGAAGTGTTTCTATTGTACCATCTCTTTCTTTCACCATTTCTTGCATTGAGTTTAGTTGTGATTGCGCTTGTGCAACCATTGATTTTCTTTCAATAATCTTTTCTTTATTTCGTATATCAGTTTCTGCTAACATAGCAACATCATCTATTAATCCAGATTGAAACCATCTAAAGTATTCTTCTAGTAATGCCCATCTATTTAATGGTAATGTTGCCCCTGCTATAATCCTTACATCAAACCTAGCAGCTGCATAGTCTTTATATTTACCAATAGCTTTTCCATAATCATTGTATAGATTTACATTTATTCTTACTTCTTTTTCTTTTGAATCGCCACCTTCTGGTTGTACAATCCTAAATACTTTTTCTATAGTATAATGTTTCTGAGCCATCATCTTGAATACTCTACCTATGTGTTCTAATGATGGTTCTACTATACTATTCATCCATGCTTTTAATCTTCTAGTACCAAACTCATCATTTGCAAGTAATCCACGATATGTTTCAGCTTGGTCTTGAGAGAATCCCATCATTGCAGATGGTACACCACTTATATATTCTGCATCACTTTTACCTTGTTGAACAACTGTAAAGAATGCATTATTTATTGGAGCAGGTTGTATTGGTGTAGGAGGTCTAAATCCTTGCCTATATTTTAACAATGCGCCAGGCGATGATGAATATTTTTCCCATTCTTCTTCTGGTACAGAACCTTCTTCATACATCCATCTAAGATTAGAAGATAGATTTGCATTATGTAACATTATCTGATGAGCTTTGTTTATTTCTTGTTGTTTACCTATTAATGGAGTAACTGCGCTCATAGGATATGGAGTTCCTGTATATAAATATGGAATAGGAATAATAGGATATTCACTAATAGGTATTGTTTGCTCGAATAAAAATGTGTCATCTCCTACACTACAAGTTTTTACAATTCTATTTTCATAAAACTCTATAGAATCCACTATATTTTTTGAAAAATTTTTATCTTGTTGAAACTCTAAGAATTGTTTTTCAGACATAACCTGTTCTTTAACAATAGTAGCTTCATCTCTAGCCATAGATATAAGTTCCATTTCTCTTTCTTGAATAGATGTAATACCCATTTTTTGAGAGTTTTCTATTAACAGCTTACCTCTTTCTGGTATAATCTCACCTTCTTGAACTTGTTGTTCTATTTGTAATTGTTTTTCTATTAATTGAACTTCTACTTCTTGTTTAAAATTTTCTAATTCCTCTTGTACCTGTTCTTTCAACATTAACAATTGAGATTCAGTAGGTTCTATCTTTATATATACATTTCGATATTTAAACTTCTTTTTTGCATATGTTTCATAGTATGGAATAATATCATCATCTTCGCCTTCTGTATTTATACCAAACGATAAATCTTCAGGCTGTGTTGTATCTGAAAAGTTTAAATCTCTTTGAGAATATGATACTACATCCGTTCCTTTTGTAACCTTTTTTATCTTTGCTTGATACTCTGGTAACATATTTATTAATCTAGAACGAGCTATGTTTTTTCTTATTTGTATAAAATTAGCATCTCTAAATAAAAAGTCTCTACTAGCAGGGTCTACAAATACATCATATGGGTCTATTCTACTAAACTTCACTTCTCCCATTCCCCTATCTGCATCTTTATCTATATCTACAAGAAAGTATCCCAATCCTTTTGTCAATGAATCTAATATCACTTGACTATATAAAGACTTGCCATTTGATAAATACCAACAATAATCAGCTATATCTGAATGAACTTGTGCAATATCAGCATCATCTCCAGTAGCCCCGACAGCTTTCCATTTAGGATTATTAGATGTTGCAAAGTATTTCATTATCTCTATAATAGGAGTTATCCTATTTATAGTAAATGAGGGCATACCAGATTCTTCTAATGCATGAAGTTCATCTTTAGTCAATTGTTCATTTAAATAGAAATCAAATCCTTTTTGACTAGTGGATTGCCACCTCATTCTATTAGTATTATTTGCTTTATCCCATATCTGTTTATTTACTTGGGCTTTTGATTTTTTTGTAACTCTAGCCATTATACTTCCATTGTCCTTCTATACCAACCGTATAAAAACTTTTCTTGCTCTGGTCTTTTATTTACCAAATCATAATAATATTTCAATCTATAACATCTAACTCTATTTGCAGATGGTGTATATTTTTTTAATGCTCTTTTACTTGCTGGCCCAAAACCACCATCTACAACTAACTTGCCACCTCTGTTATTGATTGCTCTTTGTAAAACTTTTACAGCAGTTTTTCTTCCTTGATTAACACACATATCAAAGAATATATGCCTTAATTCTTTTGGAAGTTCTTCTACTTTATTTTTGTCCCAATAATCTTCTTTATATATTTCTGTGGCGTACTCAACAGTAAGATTTTTTATATCTAAGTCTGGGTAAAACCTTTTTGTAATACCCATATTTGTTTCTCCACCTAAATCTTTTGGGTCATTAACATATCCACCTTCATGCTTTAAAGTAACTTTGATTATATCCTTAAATTCTGTTAGTGAACTCATGCTACAAGCCAACTTTTTGCTTTTTTCTTACGTTTAAACCAACTTTTTTTATCATCATCTTTTTTCATATTAGGTGGAAAAGAGTGAATTTGTGAGTAATAAAGGCTTTCAATTGTATCATCATGAGCCATTTTAGGGCCGAAAGTAAGAATTTCGTTAATTAAATCAAACATATTTTTCCTTAAATGCACTGTTCCTGTACTAAAACGTGCCGAAAGTCCAGAATATATGCGATTTCTCTTTTGTGTCCCACCGGGTTTTTCTGGTATAACTGCAATATCAAACTTATTTAGTCTTCTTCTTTCATCATTCAATGCTTGAAATATACTTCTATTCATTGCAACGTCTTCAACTGTAGAAGATACACAATTGTATTTTTGATGCAGTTCCAATATAATATCAACTACTCCTTTCTTACCAAGTATCTCTCCTGTCTCTGGATTCTTAGAACCAATAGTAGGGACACTTCTATGTCTTTCATATTCTAAAACATATAATTCATTATTTACATCAATAGCTATAACAGTAATAACAGAAAAGTCACTATGCTTTGTATCAATATCTGTAGCAGGGTCGCATCCTATAAATGTATTTACTGGTATATCTTTCCCATCTTTTACGATATAATTAATCCCATCTTCATATTTGTAATAACCTTCCCAATACTGTATATGTTCTCTTCTCCATATTGCATCCTCTTCAGATTGTACTTCCATCATATATTCTTGATAAAACTTTTGAGGTTGTCCAGAATCTGCATAAAACTTTTTCTTTTCTTTTATCTTAGATAATGGAAAAAATGATTCCCATAATGGTGTATTTCCATCTATAAGAGCTTTATATGTGATAACTTTCCAAGCAAATTTTTTGTTATCTTTTTTTGCCTTTACATAATTATTAATTAGATTGTTAATAAAAGAATCGTAATGAACTGGAGTTCCATTTACTCTCAATCTACCAGTATGAGGTTCAATAGCAGGATATACAACTGCTGTAACTAAGTTTGCATTTTTATCTCTTGCTTCTTTTGTAATAGTATTTGCTTCGTGTTCAAAATCATCTAAAACAATAAGGTCATATCGTTTGTGTAACTTTGCACCTCCACGAATACCAGCTACATTTGATTTACTAATTAACTTACATCCATTTGATAGCTCTACATCTTCTTCTGTCCACTTTTTACCCTTCATAGGTCCGAAGTAATATTTAATCATATCGTTAAACTCAAGATGATGTTTAATATAATCCATATTACCCACACTAAGTTTCTGAGTAGCAGATACCCATGCATAAAATAAAAAGTTTTCTTTTGTAGCAAATACAAAATCTTTTATAATAGATGCTTTAGTAAGAACTGTTTTGCCATGACCTCTAGGAACAATAACAGCAGTTTGTTTTACATTTTTATCATCAATAGCATCTGCGATTTCATAATGGAAGAATGGAGTTTCAGACCTCATAAAATCATCTGGAAGAAACAATTTACCAAATGATATAAGGTCTTTATATGCTAGTTGTAATGCTTCTTCAGCTTTGCTTATGTTCTGACTGTTTATATTTGCCATCTAAATATTTACTAAAATCTTTGTCAAGTTTTTGCATATCAATAAAATCATTTAATAATGTTTCTGTTATTCTAAGTCTTTCTGTAACAAATTGCAATTGACTGTATATACTTTGAATAGAACGTCTCATATCATGTTTTGTTATTGAGTTTTTCTTTTTCATGTCTCTCCCATTTTTTCTGGAATTTGCAACATATCTATAATTTTTTGCATTCTTTTTATATTGTAGTATGTTTTAGATGTCATAGCATATAATATATATTCACTTCTTATTTTATTATTTAATTTTTTTAATAACTTAATAGCTTCGTCTAATTCTAAATTGTCTGGAATATTATCTAGTTGATTCATATTCTTTCCTTAAATAGTTTAGATACTCAGCTCCTTTTTCTGGATTAAATATTGTAGTTATTAATCTATTGTCATCATCATCATATCTAGGGTCTATAATTGTAATAGGGCAGTTAAATATATTTTTATCATCTAACCCTAACTTATCTGCATAACTATCTAATATTTTAAAACTTGCAACTTGTAATGCATGACTAATTGTTCCGTTTGCTGGATTCTTTACTACTTGGTATCCAGAGACATGAGTATGTCCACAAGTAAGAATATTATCTGCCCAACCTGTTTGAGCAGCTCTTGCAACTCCATGAGCAGTATTCCAAATACTGTTTCCTTTAAATGTGTGCCTAGCATTAATAGTTATTTTTTTTCCGTTTGGAAATCTTAACTCCATTCTAGCTCCCCATTTTTCATAGAGTCCTTTGTGGTCTCTCATAATAAAATCTAATGGGTCTCCATCACCAGACCATACATCATGATTACCTGCTACTAGATACAACCAATCAAGTTTATTAACAAAATATTCTGTAAGTCTCCAAGATTCCTTTGCAGATGTAGATTGTTGTCCATACAAGTATGACAATCTTCCTATCCAATTGTTTTGTATATCACCAAGATTACCAGCAAACATTCCTTTTGTATTATTTATAATACTCATGTAGTGAAGTATCTGAGATATATCAGTACCATCATCATCTACATGAGGGTCTCCGAAATGTGCAATACCTATGGGGCCATCTATATTTATATCAATACCAACTAGTTTTTTACTCTTTTTAGATATTGCTTTTTGTTTGTATTGTTTTTTTCTATGTTCAATTAACTGGTCTATTGGTATGTGGTCGGGGTCAACGTCATGTACTTTAAATTCATTTTCTTCTATAATAGTAGGAGCTACTGTTTTTCTTCCACAAGCAGTGCATTTCCATTGTTGTTTTTTTGTACTTGCTCTATAAAGAAATCCACTTTTATGTATAGACCTTGAACCACAATGAGGACATCCTATAATATTACCATCCGCATCTTTTCTTATATCATCTCCTATACTCATCGCATCCCCTTGTAATTATTCTATTTCTTTTACTCTTTTAGCACCTTCTAATTGTTCTTGTGAAAAACCTTGAAACATTCCAAGTAACCCAACTTCTTTTTGTTTTATATTATTATTAGATGTTCCAACTATCTTACCAAGTTCTTTTGTTGATTGTAATATAATGTTATCATCTTCGCTATAATCAGCAAGATGTTTTAGTTTACTCAATATATATTCATGGTCTATACCTAATCCTTTTGCAACATCAAGTACAGACTTTTGTATTTCTTCCATTACTCTTTCCTGTTTTAATAATACAGTTGCTTTCTTTCGTGCTTTTTGATTAGACTCTTCTTTATATACATTCTTATAAGCTTCTATCGCCCCCATACCTACAACAACATTAGTAGCAAATTGTTTTTCTTTGTTAGTAATTTTAGTTCTTTTGTGTACTCTTTCGGAAGTATTTTTTATTTTAGTAGAAAATGTATATCTATTAGGATGATTACTAAAGTCTGTATCCATTTTTGTAGATTCTTTATTTATAAAACTACCTACAATAGTGCGAACCCATCCTTTTGCATAATTATAATTCTTAGTATCTCCATGATGATTTACGCCATTTTTTACTTTTAACAATTGCACTATTCTATCATCATCACTATATACCCAATCGCCTTCATTAGCTTTTCGCCAATCTGGATGTACTATAGTATTAGGATGTGATTGTTTAAACTCGTCTATATCTTCGTAAACAAAATGTTCTACGTTTTTAATTTTTCTTTTTTCTGCCATTCAATATTATCTTTTGTTAATAATACAACTTGTCTAGATAAGTTATCAATTAACTCACCTACTTCTTTTTGCACAAAAAATACTTTCTCATCTATCTCTACAGGAACAATATTTTTGGATAATCCATTCAATATTAATTCTTGGTCTTCCAAACTAAGGTCTACTAAGTGTTCTAATAAATCTGCCATTTTTATACATTTATTTTATCCCGACCCAACCACCCATTAAGTTAAGTTATTATGCAAACATTTGCAATAGTTACCCCAGTTATTTTATACAAAAATTGTAGGATTTTGATATGTAGCCTTTTTCCCATTATATACCCCCTATATGGGGGATTTGCTAAATAACTTTTCAGTTATTTTCTATTTTGATTATTACTTTTATAATCTAATTAACAGTCAAATAAGGAGAAATATTATGACTAAACTTAGTAGAGATTACTTTATAGAATGGGCTGAGAGAGTAGAACTTAGCTATCATCCTAAGATAGAGAAAGCTTCTATGTCAAATGGTTACAATAAAACATTTGGTATCAGAATCCCTGGCGTTAATGCTCTTCAGGGAGAGTTGAATGCTAAGTTGAAGGTAATCAATGAGCGTTGCGTAAACTATGGTCACGAACCTATTTACGAAGATGTTCAGGATAAACCTGTTCAACCATTACAAAGAGTACAGCAGTCTTAATTGACTGCTTTACTTTTTAATTTATATTACATTTAATTATGTAATGTAGAGTGTGTAACTGCTCAAGTGTCGTAAGAATGTAAGCGCATCTAGTAAATAATAAATAAATAAACTTATACAGAACAGAGATATTAACTTCCATTTTTACGATAACTTGGGTATAAACATAAAAGGAGTGTGATTTGAGTAATTTTATAAATATATTACATAATCTAACAGTTGTTGCATTGTGTAGTTTCCTATTTGTTTCAGTTGTTGTAGGAGCTGCCACAGTTATATACTTTATGTTTGGGACCTGAATAAGTACCTTATAAACTGTTCAGCAAGACACAGACCTGAGTAATCTGTCTGAGAACACTATAGTGCTACGAAAGTAGTTTAACGTAGATGTTTGGTATAAACTGCTCAAATAATTAATTATAGGCACTGTTCCATTTCTTATATCCACAACTACAATATACAGAAAAGGACTCCGCATCCTTAGAGCAGTGCCTTATTTTGCCTATCTAACGCAACAGTTTATTTGCTCCATTGGTACTGTGGCTCCGTTACTATCCGTTGGAGTCGGATGTAGGCAAAAGTTTTTAACACATACAAAAGGAATTAATAATGAAAAAACAAAGATATAAAAGTACAACTACTCTAAACGTAGGAACTATGGTACAAGGAATGATTGGAGAGAATAATGTATCAAATTTATTCTTAAAAAATGGATTTATTGTCACAAGACCAGAAGTAGACTTAGGAGTAGATATGGTAGTATGTAAACCTAAGAAGTGGGGAAGTAAAATGCTTATGAATAAGTGGAGAACCATACAAGTTAAGTACAATACAAGAGTATCAGAAACTAGTTATGGAACATCACTAAGAGTAAAAGTAACACCAAATCATTGTGATTACATTGCAGTACCACTTGAAGGAGATACAGAAAATGTTATCTTTTATCCACAACCAAATGAGTTAAAAGGTAAAGAGTATCACAGAGAGTTTGCTTTTTATGACCCAATTAAAGCAAAAAACAATGGAAACTTTCAAAACCAAAACAAACGAAGATGGGCAAAAGACTTTTACAAACTACCAAGATAACAAGGATAAGCAATGAACACAATAGTAGCACTATTTATAGCAGTCGCATTTATATATGGACTGTATCAACTAACAATAGGAGATAATGATGAGTAAAGCATTATTACATCTTATGCATAAAGATGAAATATTCTTGTATATGATAGATAAACAAGAGTTATTAATTCATGCACAAAAGAACCCAGAAGTAAACAAAATGTTAATACCAAAATTACAAGGTGCAATAGAAACTTGTAAGTACGTATTAGGTTTTGATTATATAGAACAAAAAGAAGAGGAAAGAAATGATAACACAAACAAGTAAACTAGCATACAAACAGTTAAATGAAGAAGGTATTGGAGATACACAAAAGTCTAAGATTTTGTATGTCGTAAGAGACCATTACAAAACTAGTGATAAAGGATTATCTCTAAGAGAAATATCTAATCTAACAAACTTTGAAATCAATGCCGTTAGTGGTAGAGTAAATGATTTGAAGAAGGATGGATTACTTGAGACAACACATAAAAGAAAGTGTTCTTATACTAAAAGATTAGTATC